CATATGTCATGGCTGCGCACTAACCCAACCTCCAGAACGACAAAAAAGCCACAGCTTCACTGCTGTGGTTTTTTTTATGTTCCCTATTGCGCTACGCATTAACTGCTGTTATAGATACAACTCGTCCCGCCTGGTACGAAATTCAGGCCGTGTGCGCAGCCACGTAAACGCCCGTAACTGACCCTTTCGCCAGCGGTGGCGCAAAAAAGACCGCGAGATCGACACTCGTACTCAGTCGCAAGCGTCTCCCCACGAAACGGGGATGATCTGACCACGTTCTTCGTGGTGAACACCCCAACTCACTCTTTTTTTGGAGGCGCTGTTATGGCCCTTACTAACTTCTCCTTGCTCACTTCCGACCAGCTGACCGCCTGGTCGCGCGATTTCTGGCGCGTCTCGCGGAACGCGTCGTTCATCAACAAGTTCGCTGGCTCCGGCCCGAGCGCGATGGTGCAGCGCGTCTCTGAACTCACGAAATCCGAAAAAGGCACCCGCGCCGTCATGACGCTTATCGCGGAAATGTCGGGCGACGGTACGACTGGCGACAACACGCTGGAAGGCAACGAAGAGGCCCTGCGCTCCTTCGACCTGACCATCCAGATCGACCAGCTGCGCCTTGCCAACCGCATCGCGGGCCGTATGGCTGACCAGAAGTCGGTCGTGAACTTCCGCAACACATCGCGCGACGTTCTCGCCTACGCAATGGCCGACCGTATCGACCAGATGGGCTTCCTTTCGCTCTCGGGCGTTGCATACACCTACAAGACCAACGGAGCCCTACGCCCCGTCCCGGCTGCTGCCGGTCAGCGTCTGTCGGAACTGGAATTCGCGGGTGACGTTTCGGCCCCGACTGCCAACCGCCATCGTCGTTGGGTTGCGTCGAGCACCTCGCTCGCTGCTGGTGACACGACCGCTGTCGTTTCTACCGACCTGATTGGCTATAAGACCATCGTGGCCGCTAAAGCCTACGCCAAGGACAACTTCATCCGTGGCGTGCGCGGAAGCGACTTGGACGAACTCTATCACCTGTTCGTCACTCCGCAGCAGATGGCGTCGCTCAAACTCGACGCTGACTTCCTCGCCAACGTCCGTAACGCGGGCATGCGCGGTTCGAGCAACCCGCTCTTCGCCGGTTCCTCGTCTGTCATGGTCGACGGCGTTATGGTCCACGAGTATCGCCACGTGTTCAACACGTCTGGCGCTACGACCGGCACTTCCAGCAACGTCGGAGCGGCTGGCTACAAGTGGGGCGCAAACGCAAACGTCAAGGGTGCTCGCGCCCTGTTCTGCGGAGCGCAGGCACTTGGTATGGCGGATATCGGCGCGGCGTCTGTCGACGAGCAGGTCTTCGACTATAAGAACCAGTCGGGTATCTCGATTGGCAAGATCTTCGGCTTCCGTAAGCCGAAGTTCTACAGCGACTACAATGCCTCGACGGAAGACTTTGGCGTTCTCGCCATCGACACTGCCCAAGGCTAATCGGAACACTCCAGCCCTTAACAGGGCTGGGGTAACCCTCAATTAAGGAGCCATATCATGGCAACTACGTTCCAGACCGCTGAAGTGGTGGCGAATAACGCTTTCACCCCCCCCGGTGGTGGCGTCATCGGCGTCCGCGAAGCCGTTTATAATTTCACGGCTGCTTTTGTTATTGACGATGTGATTCAGATGATTCCGGTCGCCATAGGCGAACGCGTCGTTGATCTGCAACTCATCGTTGAAACCGACCTCGACACCAGCACCGGCATCGTTCTTGATGTCGGCGACGGCGTCGATACCGACCGTTACATCGATGGCGCGACCATCGGCCAGACGGGCGGCGTCGCCAAACACGGTTCCGGTCTTGTTACGGCGGCAGCTGCGGCTGCGGCCAACTACAAGTACACGGCTGCCGATACGATTGATGTCCTTGTTGCGGTTGCTGCTTCCGGCACGGCCACGACCTCCGGCACGATCCGCCTGCGCGCGTTCATCGTTCGCGGCTAAGCCTGCGCCCGACCCTGCCTAATAAGCGGGGTCGGGTCTTGCTTTTGCACGACTGCGGTGGCTATAGTGCTCCATCCACCTAGCCAGGAGCTACTATGAAGATTGTTTCCGACAAAGACCTGCACGTCTCTACCATCTCGGGAGTGGCTGTGCACCTGGATGCAAACGTTCCGCGCGAACTGTCTGAGGGCATCGCTATCGAATGCATCAAGGCAGGAGCGTCTATCTTCGTCGAAGAAGGGCAGCCTGCTGCTGCTATCCCAGACGAGGCACGCCTACCTCGCCTAAAAGAACTCAAAACCCCAGAAGAAGTCGAGCCGCCGTCACGGCACGAACGTGTCGTTGCAGCCATGACTGACTTGCTGAACGCGGGCGACCCACATAACTTCCGTGCGGATGGGCAGCCTAAATCTACCATTCTGAATAGCGTGCTTGGTTTCACCGTCAACGCAGAAGAGCGCGAACAGGCGTGGGACGCACTACAGAAGCCGAGCAACCAATAGGATAAGCGGATATGACCATCACGGTCCAGAGTGTTATCGACAAGATTAAGGTGACGCTGCAGGATACCCAAGGTATCCGCTGGACCGCTGCTGAGCTGCTCGCATGGCTTAACGACGCCCAGCGCGAGATCGTACTATTCAAACCCGACGCCAGTGCGACCACAGCAGTGATTGCACTGGCCGTTGGCACCAGACAAACGATCCCTGCTGCTGGCAACCGGCTCCTGCGCGTCGTGCGTAACATGTCAGCACTGTCCGGCGGCGACGGCAGGCGAGCTGTTCGGCTCGTGGAGCGCGACAGTCTCGACTCGCAGGCCCCCGATTGGCACAGCCCAGCGGTTACTGGCGAGGCGGCGCACACGACCGCGATCAAACACTATACCTACGACGAACAGGACCCGCGGTCCTTCTACGTGTTCCCCGGCGTTGCCGGAACCACCTCGTGGGCCGAGATCGTCTATTCTGCGGACTTGGCGGACGTAGCCCTTGCTGGCAACGTGTCGGTCCCGGACATCTACGCGAACGCCATCGTCGACTATGTGCTGTTTCGCGCATATACCAAAGATGCGGAGTTTGCCGCAAACGAAGAAAGAGCGAAGACACATTACAGTATATTTATGGGCGCTGTCGGCGGAAAAGTGGCTCTGGATGGGCTCACGACGCCGAACCTGTCCCGCCGCATCGGCCCTGTTCTGGATACAGGCGCCAACCAGGTGTACGGCCAGCGCCGCCCCGGCGACGGAAACTTTGGAGCAAGATAAGACATGAGCACGCCGCTAGACAGTTTTGTACCCGAAGTCCTCGCATATGCGCGGAACTGCCCAGACATGACCATCACGTCACACGTCCGGTCCGCCATCATTGAGCTGTGCGAACAGGCCGAAGTGTACCAACTTTTGCTGGATGAGTTCGGAACTGTCGCAGGACAGTACGAATATGACATCGACGCCCCCAGCGGCACCGTTCTGCACAGGATGATCAGCGTCCTCTATAAGGGCTACCAATTGGAGCCTATCAACCAAGAGCTCGCAGACCAGCGGTTCCCCGACTGGCGCTCCGACACTGGGACGCCGCAGGCGTTCGTCAAACAGTCGAACTCGCTTATGTGGATCTTCCCAGTCCCGGGCACGGCAGAAGTCTCGGCGCTGCGCGTCAGAGCCATCCTCAAGCCGTCCCGCACGACCACCTCCATGGACACTGAGGTCGCTAATAACTACTGGGATACCATCGTCAGCGGGACGCTCGCGCGCGTGCTGCGTATGCCGTCGCGTGACTGGACGGACCTCAAAACCGCCTCTATCTACTACGCTATGTTCCAAGAACAGGTCAACGCAGCCAAGATTCGCGCCCGGCAGGCCGATAACCCCATCGTTCCTATCGTCGGTTACGGCGGAATTGGCTCCAGTATCAAGGTATCTACGAGTGGTAAATACGTCACACGCCGACGCTAGACCCGAACTAGGTGATATCAGAACAGAGTGGTATCGCGTCAAACCAGCATTGGAAGAACTGCTGGCCGCTAACAAGCACCTCCAGTGGAGGCCGACGCACATATACACAGAGTGCTATAACGGTGAGGCGGACCTGTGGCTCGTACCAGAGGGGTTCGCCATAACCAAAGCGGTCACCGACACCTGGTCCGGCAGACGTAGACTTCTTGTGTGGATAGGGTATACTTACAAACGAGGGAGCAAGGCCTTCCTTAAGTACTTGAATTATTTCGATGATGTTGCTAAAGAGTTAGGGTGCCAAGACCTGGAGATCTGGTCTGATGTGGCTGAACTCGAACCGTATTATACCGGCGCGCTAGGCTTTGAGGTCATGGCACGCGCCTACGTAAGAGAGGTAGTCTGATGGCTAGCGCAAAGAAAAGCGACTACAGAGAGAGCGCGCAAGAACGGGCGTCTTCGCAGGTAGCCAGAAGCCGGTACGACACGTACAACCAGAAATATGCCGGGCTGCTGAAAAAAGCCTCTGTTGAGGGACAGGACGGGTCGCTAACCAAAGTCTTGGAAAAGCGCGCGAACCACGACACTATGTCGGCGGTCACGGGTCGCAAGAGCCTGTCTCTGACTGAAGTCCAGCGTAGAGACGCGCAGGGCGATATGGCGTCTGCGCTCACAGGAGCGAATGCGGACGCACAGGCCAAGGGGCGCTCGTACTCGAATGATATGGGTGCCAGACACCTCGCCCAAGCCAACAAACTAGTCGGAACGGCGACAGAAGGTATGTCTACGCTTGCGCGCCTCGGTGCAGACACGGCGATTAACACCGCGCAGAACAAGCAGGCGAAAAGCGAAGCTATGATGAATGCCGCGGTTGAGGTGGGCTCGGCGCTGACCGTACGCGGGATGAAAAAC